CTAAGTTATTTGCTGCACTTGTATCATTACCTGATGTATTCGAACGATTGCCGATCAATGTTGACACAACATAACTTGCAAGCACACGAACACCAAAGTTAATTGCTGCTAATCCTACTGCTGAAGAGACTCCGATTGTTGCTGCGATATACGCGGCTGCTGCTGTAAATATCGGCATATTAAACTCCTTGATACCAGGTTTCTTCTGCTTTTCTATAGCCGAACTTGCCGTAATCTAAATCAGGGCTGTTTACCATCTTTGAGATTGTCCAGGTTCTTATTCTTCCTGAATCTGATAGTGATTGACCTAGGTCGTTGTACTTTGACAACAAGCGATATCCCGCACTCGTTCCTCTGAACTCTGGCTTCACCCAATAGGCTAATTCCTTCATTATACATAACTTAGTGTCCCATATTGATTGGTCGATCATTGCTAACATCATACCAACTGGCACATCTTCACGATATGCAATTAGTGCGAGTCCTTTACCAGCAAAGATATGTGCTAGTAGTTTTCTAATGTATTCTTCGTCATCACATTCACTGAACAATGATACCGGAGTAGCATTGCGGTACTCCTTTAGCATTTCAATGATGATGGGTGTGTGAAATTTATTTGCTTCGATTATTTTCATTTGTTACCTTGACTTACTGTAGCAGTGAGAGTTACGCTGCTATCAGTACCACTAGTATTTACTGTTTTTCCAAAGTCGAAATATGTATTGTCGAGGGCTTGCACCTTGTCCATACTTACATCAGATGGATTATATTGCTTCCAACTTGCAGTATTAGTCTTGCGACCACTGATACGGTTCTCAAGGATAGTCTTGTATGCAGAACAGTTGATGGATATTACAAAGTTGTCAGTATTATCTTGTAAGTCTTCATGGATGTTGTAACTTGTGATAACACCTTTGTATCGACGCACTGTGTTTACTAATATGTAATTGTCATCATAGAAGCCACGCCATAGTTCAATTGTACTTCCCTTGATTGGAGTACCAAGAACAATATACATGTTTTCACTAGTCAATCCGCTTAATGTGATCGTGGTATCACTACTAGTTACACGCAAATCTCGTTGCTGTGTACCAACGTTCAATAAGCCACCTAGTGCTTTGTAACTTACACCATCGATGACTTCAATCTTGTAACTTGAACTGAATGTATGAACAACGGTAGAACCGTCGAGGTTAATGATTGTTAACTTGACGAATTCAGCATTGTTAACGTAAGGAACGTTATTTACTTGTGGGATATCGATCATTCTAAGTCACCGAACCATTCATATAGATTAAATGTATCACTCCACTCAATCAATGCATTACTCATAGTAACACCGTTAGTAATGACTGCTCCGCCAGGAACTAATCTGTATGTAGGCATGTTAGGGCAGAACATTGTGAACTTGCAATTAGGTCCTACGGTGATACCAAGACCCGCAACAGTAGCAGGAATGATGTTTGGACGATTAGTAGTAATTGTCACTGTAGCGCCTGCTCCGCGCAATACATTAGTTGTGCTAGTGAATGGATGAGTAAAGCCACCAATCTGAATCAAATCATTAGATCCAAACAACACTCTGCTGCTATTGATTGCTGGTAGATTACTTAAAACTAGTTGATTACCAACAAAACTCTGCACTCTAATAGTGTTTAGTTGTGCTGATGTTGCACCACCTTGATACTTGAAGATCCAGTTCATTGCACTAATATCATTGAAACCGATGACTTCTGGGTAGATTCTGTCTAGTCTGTCAACGTCTTCCATGATTGCACGTGCTTCACTGTAACGTAAACTGTTGGGCATTGTTAATTTAAAACGCCATGGATTGAACGTTGGAGTAAGACTTGTCCTACTCAATTCGTTTCGTGTGTACTGTATACCTACAAGTTTTCTGCGATTGATATCGATGCCATTGCATCTGTTAATTATTGATTGTATGCTCATTAGTTCTTACCTTAATTTGTATGGCAATTCTTTTTCTGCCATCTTGACACTACCAAGTAATGTCTTGCGGTTCTCAGCAAATAGTTGTGCAACTGATTTAGCATCAACTGCATTGACTGTGTAATAATTGTTGATAACTGGTTGACCACCTGCACCTGCACCATTAGGGATAACTGTGCTTGCTGTTCTTGGAACGATTACTTCAGGACCGTTCTCACCTACAACACTTGCTTTACCAATTGGGGGATTACCACCGTCAGCAAAGCCTAACATGCTACCAATGCTAGACAAGAAGCCACCGCCACCTGATCCACCCATCATTTTCATAAGATTCATTGCGCTTGCTTTAAGTTCGATTTTAATCATATCTTTGATAAGACTAGAAGCAAAGTCACCGAAACTGAACTTACCATTGTCAACGAAATTGTCAATTGCACTATTCATGCTACTGGTTACGCTAGTGAATAGATCACCCGCACGTGTTGCTGCATTTGTTGCTGAATCCATGTAACTATCAAATGCTGTCTTCCATCCTGCTTCAAATGTGCGACTAGCATCTAAGCCCTTAATTTGTGTATCAGCAATGTTTTTATATTTTTGTGCAATTTGATCTAATCCATCAGCAAGTTCTTTTGCTTTTTCTGGACTTAATCCATCTTCTGCACCACCAAATGCTTCACTGAACGCACGACCTGCATCTAATGCACCTTTACGTGCTGTTTCATTGATGTCAGCAATCTTCTTAGCCATTGGCGCCATAGCCATTGTAGACATTTCAAATTGAGTGTCTTTTAATTTGTCATTGGCACCACGCAATTGGTCAGCAAGAACACTTTGACGTTCGATGTGTTTGTTGATTTCTTCAATAACATTAAGACGATCTTTTTCACTAGCCAATGCTACTTGTTGCTTGTTTAATACACGGTCAAGACCCTGTGTCTGTTCAGCATACAACTGTTTTGCTTTGGCAAGTTGTGCATCAATGATTGGAAGAAGATATTGCTCTTCGGACGTTAGTGTTTTCTTGCGATCAAGTAGTTGGTCTTGCAATGCGAGATATGCTTTAGCCAAATCTTCTTGTGCTAGCAAGCGAGTCTTTTGGTCATCGCTCATACCCAGCATTTCTGATTCTAGACCAATTGCTTTCTGTAGATAAACTTGCTGTTTAGCATATTCATCAGTCATCTTCTTGAGAGCGTTAATAGCATTGTCGCGGGCTTTAGTATCAACAGGTTTACCACCTTCATCGCCACCGGTAATTAATGCAGGATTAACAACTCCGCGACCACCACCTACTTTAGCAACATATGCAGCAGTCTTTTCTGCTTCTTCACGAGCCTTCTTTGCTTTTTCAACTAAAGAATTTACGCCCATCATGTCAGCAAGTTTATCACCCGCAAATGCACCAGCGATACCACCAAGAATTGTTCCAACTGGTCCAAATGCTGAACCAACTGCGGCACCTAATGCTCCGCCTGCTAGCAAACCAATTAATGAACCGATACCCTCAATTATTCTGGCTAGTGCATTAACTGCTACATCACCAAAGTCATCGAACAATTGACTTGCAGCATAGATACTGGTACCTATTACTGCAATTAATGCAACCATACCACGAACTGCTGTCATTACTCTACCTGTAGCAGCGACCATGGATCCCATAGCAACACCGTTACCAGCAATCAATGCTTGTAATGCAACAAAGCCTCGACCAATCTGACCGATGATTGTAACAATTTTAAGACCAGCACTTAATGCAAAACTAGCAGCAAGCACAACGCCAAGGACCTTGATGATGTTAACAAGACCCATTGCAGTCTTACCAGATTCGTCCATGGCTTGATTGAATGCATTGACTTTGTTGATGATTGGCTCGAATGCAAGCAATAACGCTAATGAAAGGTTACCCTGTGCTTCTGTCATCTTGTCGCTAAGTTGTGCTGCTTTAGCAATTGCACTTGCGTATGCATCACCGGATCCGGCTGCTGAACGTAGTTTGTCAGCAAGTTCACCAGCGTCAACTGTTCTGAAACTCTTACCAAACTTGTCCATCATCAATGTAGCACGACGACCAGCATCATCGATAGCAGCAATGCCATCTAATGTTTTAATCATCAATGCACGATCACCCATCTTACCTAGATCACCTAGGCTAACACCCATATC